GAATGTGACCACGGCGGCGGATGGTGGCGACCTGGTGCCTGTGGGCCATTACAACCAGATTATTGAGCGGTTGCGCCCCCAGGCTCTGCATGAGCAGCTTGGCGTCATGATGATCCCCGGCAACGGGATCACGGTAAACGTTCCCATCGACAACGAGGCGGATTCGGGTGCGTTCGTGAGCACCGCTGAGTCGTCGGCCTTTGACCGGGATGCGCCGGCGGTGAGCAAGATCGCCATGACGCTGGTCAAGTACACGAAGAAGGTGGATTTGACTTACGAGCTGTTGCAGGGCGAGGACTCGGGTCTGCTTGCCTTCCTGGCGCGCTATGTGGCGGACGGCATGGCGGCAACGCTCAACAGCCTGTTGGTTGCCGAGGCGTTGGCGGATGGCACGGCTGCCTTGACGCTGGATGCCGCGGCTGCGATTGGCGCAGCGGAAGCGCCCGAATTGCTGTACAAGCTCGGCGCACGCTATGCGGTTGGCCCCAATGTGGCGTGGCTGATGAAGCGGGCCACCGAGGGCTATTTGCGTGGGCTGACGGGCAATCAGTTTCTGTTTGCGCCGACACCCAATGGCACGCCAGGCAATGGCCTTTTGGGGTTGCCCGTCATGACGGACGACAACATGGGCGCGCTGGCGGCCAGCGGGAAGAGCCTGATCATCGGCAACTGGGCCTATATGGGGATGCGTCTGTCTCCTGGGCTGACAGTGCTGCGCGACCCGTACAGCCGGGCGGGGTATGGGGAGACCATTCTCCACTACTACTTCATGGCTGACTTCGAGGTGTTGCAGGCCGGCGCATTCCAGTACGCAACACATCCCACGGCCTAGTTCGCGTGAAGGTGCTTGCGTTCACACCGACATATGGTTCGGCGCTACGGCCCGAAACGGTGGCCTCGGTTACGGGGCAGCGGTGGAACGGGGCGCTGGTTTGGGTGGTGGGGCGGTGCAACCCGTACCCATCACCCGACCTGCGCAACGTGTTCGCACAGTACCGGATGGCGCGGGGGTGGACGCTGGCGGGTGGATATGACGCCCTGCTGACTGTGGAACATGACATGGTGCTCCCGCCCGATGCGGTTGAAAAACTGGTGGATGCGGGAGCGCCGGTGGCTTACGGAGTGTACATGTTGCGGCACGGCTCAAATGTGACAAACGCATGGGAGCACACCGGCGGGCGCAACCTGGGAATGAGCCTGTCGCTGTACCCGGAACGGCTGGCCGCTGCGAAGCGGTGCGGTGTCGTGGAGGTGAGTGGCGTGGGCTTTGGGTGCACGCTCATACGGCGGGATGTGCTGGAACAGATTGCATTTCGCCCGGACGGGAAGGCCAAAGCGCCTGACATTCCATTTGCGACGGACTGTCTGCGGGCAGGCATTCGCCAGGTAGCGCACTTCGGCGTTGCTTGCGGGCATGTGCACGAAGGGAAGGTGTTGACGATGAACAACGATAGCGGTCGCATGGTCGAGGCTATTGCGCTCAAGGATGTGACCATCAACGTGCAGGGCCAAACGGTCAGGCTGGTGCAAGGCACGTCTTACGCCATGCCGGCGGATGAAGCCGGTGAGTTGGTGCGAGCGGGCTATGTACTGGTTGCCGATGGAGCCGGCCCCATTGTGGAGCAGGCGACGGATGCCGGGGCCGCAGGGCGCGAGATGGCCGTTGGTGTGGCAGAGCGGAAACGGCGGAAGGCATAGCCATGGCGCTGCTCGAGGTGCTGACGCGCTGCAACCGCAGGCCGAAAATGCTGATGGAGAACATCCGCAGCCTTATGGCGCAGAGTGATCCGGACTGGGAGCAGACGTTCATTGTTGATACGGCTACGCGTGGCATTGGTGCGAGTTACGAGGCGTTGGCCGCTCAACCTGTGCGAGGCGAGTACATCTGGATTCTGGACGACGACGACGAATGCATCTGGCGACCGCTGGTTGCAGATGTACGGCGCATTGTTGCAGAGAAGCCGGAAACGCAGGTGATCATGATGCGCATGAACCACGGGGCCGAGTTGGGCGTGTTGCCCGACGACAAACACTGGGGTGGGCCGCCTGTGGAGGGACGCATCGGGTGCTCGGCGTTCATTGTGCGGCGGGACGCATGGCAACGGCACGCAGGCGCGTTCACGCCGGGGCACTATGCCAGTGACTTTGACTTCATCTGCAGCGTGTGGAGAGAAGAGCCGGTGATTGTGTGGCATGACGTAATCGCGAGCCGCGCACAACGCGGCCGCATGATGGGCGCAACGGAGCAAACGCAATGAAGGCTGCGGGCTGGGTGCAAGTGACGGGGCCGTTGGCTGAGCCGCTATCGGTGGGTGAAGCCAAAGAGCACATGCGCGTCAGTGTGGACGATGAGGACATGCTGATTGGTGCGTATGTGGCTGCGGCGCGCGGCTGGGCCGAAAGTTACACCGGGCGTGCGTTTGTGACGCAAACGTGGCAGGCGCACTTTGCAGGTTGGCCGCGAGACGGCGCGCTGGAATTGCCGCTCCCCCCGTTACAGAGCGTGAGTTGGGTGAAGTACACGGATGATGGCGGAGCGGAGCATACGCTGGACGCCGCAACGTACCGGGTAGTGACAAGCCGTGATCCGGGGGTTGCACTCCTGGCTCCCGGTCAGGGGTGGCCCTCAGTGACGCTTGACGCGGGGCTGCCTGTGGTTGTGCAGTTTGTGTGTGGGTACGGTGCGGCTGTGGCCGTGCCGGAGGGAATCAAGCAGGGGCTGCGCTGGCTCGTGGGCCACATGATGGAGAATCGCGAGGCGCTGACCATTGCCAATACCTTTCCGGCGGCTGTGCCCATGACGGCGCAATGGGCGCTGGACCCGCACCGCTACCGCTACATCTGGTGAATCATGGCAAGCATTGAAGGGGCGCTTCTATCGGAATTGCAAGCCACGCCGGGCGTAACGGCCCTGGTGGGGGCGCGCATTTATCCGGGCGTTGCGCCGCAGAATGCCACGGCGCCCTATATCACCTATGAGCGGGTGAGCCAGCGTGTGGAGCACGACCTGAACGGTGGCGGCTCCCTGTGCGTGGCGCGCATGAGCTACCTGTGCCATGCGGCGACATATGCGGCGGCCAAGAGCGCGGGTGCGGCGATTGTGGCGGCGCTGGACGAGCGGCGTGGTGTGATGGGGGGCGTGACTGTCGGCGCAATACTCAGCGAGATGGAAGCCGATGCCGGCTTTGATGATGAACTTCGGATGCACGTGGTGGCGGTGGACTTCCGCGTGCTCTATCAGCCCTGAACAGGGGCCAGGGGGACGAGATGGCTAAGTATGCAGCTTTTGGCACTACGCTCAAGATTGGTGGCACGGCCGGCACGGCAGTCGTCAACATCGAGAGCATTGAGGGGCCTGAGCAGAGCGTCGAAATGCTGGACATGACGGCGCACGACTCGGGCAGTTCATACCGTGAGAAGCGGCCCAGTTTCATTGACGCCGGCGATGTCACGCTGCGCATTCAGTGGGACCCGAATGACGCGACGCACAAGAATGCGACGGGCGGCTTGCGCTACCTGTTGGCGAACCGGACGAGCAGCACGTTCGCGATTACGTACCCGACCACGCCGGCGGCAGCGGACGTGTTCACGGCGTATGTGAGCAAGTTCGTCATGAGTGCGCCGTTCGACGACAAGTTGATGGCGGACGTGACGCTGACGCTGACCGGCGCGCCGACGCTGGCATAAATACGGAGGCTGCGGGCTGGGGGCGAACAGTGCCCCTTGCCCCTGCCGCCCCAAGCATTGGGAGAGATGATGGAAAGCAAGAAGAAGTTTGCGAATAAGGCGGCGATTCTTGCCGTGCAGGACTTGCCGACGGTGGAAATGGAAGTACCCGAGTGGGATTGCTGGGTGCGTGTGCGCACGCTAACGTCGGGAGAGCGCGACAACTTCGAGGCCGAGATTACGGCGGTGAACGGCAAGAATACACGCGTCAATGCGCGCAACATTCGCGCCAAACTGGTGGCGGCCACGGTGGTGGATGAAGAGGGGCGGCCCTTGTTCGGGCTGGCAGATGTGGAGGCGCTGAGCGCCAAGAGTGCAAAGGCGCTGGATCGCATCTTTGGCAGGGCGGCGGAGTTGGCGGGCATGCGCGACGCCGATGTGAAGGAGCTGGCGGAAAATTTCGGCGCAACCCCCGCAGGCGGCTGATCTTCCGCCTGGCGCTGGCGCTGGGGCGCACGGTGCGGGAACTGTTGGGGGAGATGGACAGCCGCGAACTGACCGAGTGGATGGCGTTCGACCTGGTGGAGCCAATCGGCGGGCGGCGCAGCGATTTTCAGGCGGCGATTATTGCGAGCACAGTCGCCAATGTGAATCGGGGCAAAGGGCGGGTGTTGAAGCCCGATGACTTCATCCCCGAGTATGGGGCGACGGCGGACAGGGAAGCGGAACTATCCGCATGGCTTAGCCAGCGGGTGGCGGAACAGCAGGAGACGGGGAACGATGCGGGCTGGCAAGATGCGTCACCGGGTGACAATCCAAACGAAGACCCTGACAGCGAACGAGTACGGGGAGCCGGTGGAGAGTTGGACGGCGCGAGAAACGGTGTGGGGTGAGTTGGCCCCACTGGTTGCCGGCACGCGTGAAGCGTTTGCACAACAGAGCGCGCAGTTTTCGGCTCGTGTGAGCTACCAGTGTCGATTGCGCGGCTGTGCGCTGTCGCCGGCCGCAAATCGCCTGCTGATTGACGGGCGCGTCTTTGAGGTGACTGGCGTGATGGACC